TCAGCTTCTTCATGCGGCTCAATGTTACTCATGTTCATTAGTAATGACTCCTTTTTTCTTGCTCCGGTATTTTATCATCATCAGGCTGCATCATACGCTTATACTCGTCGGCAATGACCTGAATTGCAGCTGTATAGCCACGCACCAACGCATTCCCCTCCAGAACCTGAAGGGCAATCTCTTCCGCCGACGATGCTGGAGAGTAACGCTCCCCTTGGCTCGACGGCCTAAAACGTGCATTTAATGAGTATTCTGTGGCGCGATCTCGCAGCTCACTAATACGCTCAACCGCTCTGCGGCTTAATTCTTCTGCGCTCATTTTTCTTCTCCGGTAATTTTTTATAGTTCTTCGTTGCAGTGGTAAATTCTTTGCCTACCTCCTGCGAAATTCCAACCTTCTTTGCAAAGGCTGGGTTGTTCGCGACCGCACCCATAAGGCGAAACTGACGCTTCGATCTTGCAGGCACGGTCGCGTCCCCTATTACTTGCCGCGAATTTTATTCATGGCATCAATGATTTTGCCTTCGGGTGACATCATACCCTTGCGAACCTTGGCAGCACCGCCGGCAGCACGCTTCACTGGCTTCATCATTGCGCCGCCATCAGCACAGGCCATGCCACCCTTAGCTTTCTTTATGATACCGCCCTTTGCAGCTCTCTTGGGTACAAGGCTATTCATACGTGCTAAAATTGCCTGTATTGCCGCCTGATGCTGCGCTGGGGTACTGCGATTATCCATCTGTAGCTTACGCAATTCACCCTGCGCTTGGACGACTGCTCTCATCGGAACGCCTTTGCTTATGAAGTCCCTACCTACAGTATTAAAATCCCTAGTAGACTGATTACGGTCGAAATTTTTGTTTGTCTGCACGCCAATTACATTGCCCGCGGCATCTTTTGTATAAGTATTCGTATTTGACCCATCCCTGTTTGGCGTAGCCGAACTGTACTTCGCCTGAAGAATAGCTAGCGCGTTGTGTGCGCGGCGTTCTTCGTCGGTTCCCTGAGTAGTAGCTGACATACCCGGACCCACATAAGGCCGTGCAGCGGTATTAGCTGCTGGTGTATTTGGTGTCGTAGCGGTGCCGCCAACAGCTTTCTTAACTGGTCGTTTCATATTCTTCATTCCCTTCATCGGTGAACCAATAGCAATCATAACAGCAAGGCCGTCTTTTTTGGTCTTGCCGCCAGACTTATAGCCGGGGCTTCGTTCGAAGCCTGCCTTTGACGCCTCGTTAAGCATCTTACGACGCTCCGCATCATAACGGCGTTCTAGCTCGTCTGAGCTTAGTGGCGTTTTTGGTTTTTTTGGCGGTGAAATTGGTATATTTTTACCAGTCTTTGGTATTTTATTTGGGGACGCCGGAGCAATCTTGCCACCATCTTTATAACGTGGGCCCTCAGAGCGCATTGCGCGGCCAAGAGTATCAGCCTCGCTTTGCGTTACCTTGGTATTAGTTAAACTCTCACGGCGCTTGCGTTCTGCTTCACGCTCAGCTGCGGTCGGCTGGGGAGGCTTGTTCTTTTTCACAACGCCGCCAACCTTATAGGTTGGGATAGGACGGGCGTTTGCACGCTCCTGAAGCGCCTTGGCGCCATTAGGTTGCTTAGGCATTGGCTCAGCGATTGCTGGGCCGAAAATTGCACGAGCCTTGGCCCGCAAGTCAGTATTCTTCATTGGAAACCTCCATTATTACGCTGGGCCTCGGATTGCAATTTCATTACCGCAATTCGTTCTCTTGACGCCCGGTCCTCAGCTTCTGTCCGGGCTTCCATTTGTGCCTTCGCCATTTCGACTTGGGCGTCAAGTTTGCTATCAGCATCACGCTGCTGAACCTTCATCTGCTCAATCTGGAGCATGGGGTCTGGACCCGGAGGCTGTGACTTGTACGATGGCGCAAGCTGCTGCATGGCCTGCGCAATCATAGCCGCAAGCTGGTTCTCAATCTCTGGAGGTAACTGCTCTCCCGGAGGCGGTAATGGCTGGCCAATAATCTGCTCAACCTGCTGCCGCATCTTCAGAGCTAAATGCTCATTGATGTGTGCCTGCAGCGCCGGGTTCTCTTCAGCAATCGGAGCATGTGAAGCAATGTGTGCATCGTGATCCTGATACGCGCCGGCAACCAATGGGATACCCACCAGTGCGTTCTGATTCTCAGACAGAGGATCCAGCGGCCTTGGTTTAGCCTGCTCAGGCAACAAGAGCATCTCTATCTTTTCTTCGTCAATACCCATCTCAACGTACATCTGACGATATGCTTCACGCAGATTGTGCTGGTCCGGCTGCTGCGTTGCAAACCGCAACAGAGCTTCTGCACGCATCATGCGCTGCGCCGACGATGAAATGTTCGGGTCGCTTACCGGAATGACATCGATGTTGTTCGAGAAGTCTTCCCGCATGATCGCCGACATGCCGCCGCGAACTGGGAACGGATACGGTTCGTCTGGCAGATACTTGCCAAACAGATTTGCAATCATCTTTAGCTCTCGGTTGAACGCCTTATGCGACCGCTTGAGGGTCGCCGACTGGAGTCGGGTTGCCGCTTCCATAAGAGCCACAGTCGTTCCAACTGGGGCATCCTGTCTACCTTCACCCACGGCAATCTCCGCCGTGTTTGCAAGATTCCGCGCACTTTCATACGTTTCCTTCAGCAGCGCCAAAGAAACCTGCGAAGGTTCCTTATACGGCATCGTCATAATTGCGTTCTGAATCGGCTGGCCACCCGTGTCGATTTCACGGAACTCAGTCGGGCCAATCCCAATGTTATTGTCGTCCAGACGCATGCCCTTAACGCGCAAGCCACCCGGGAAGTTATTCAACGTCGCAGCGTCAATCAGCTGCCGACGGATCGATGTCGCCGTCTTCGCTGAGTTACCCAGCAAGTGTGCATAGCCAAGGCCGTAGAAGCCAACGCCGGGCATCAGCTTATAATGAACGAACGAACCCTGACGCTGGAACGTGGGATCTTCTTCCTCATAGTTCCGATAGATAGACAGAACCTTGCGGCTCCCTTCTTCAATCGTAACGATATACGGCAGAGGAATTCCATCCTCATTCTCAAAGCCTTCAAGGTTCAGGTCGGCATAAACCTCGTAGATCCGATACTCTTCCGTACCTTCAGCGCCCGGCTCAACGCCCTGAACGCCGTCAATCTGCGCCTGTATAGGAGTCTGATCCGTATCATCCGGCTGCGGATCACCGACCTTGATGTCGCGATACACGCCAGCCAACTGCGCCAAACGAAAGTTCCGGCGCGTCATCGGCGTAATGTGGCAATAGCGCGGGCTGGTTTCTAAATCCGTCGTGCCATACGCAACGATGAAATTATCCGGTAAAACAAAGCGGCTCACCGGGCGTCCCAGCAGCCGATCCTGATAAACTTTCTTAAACGTCGAGCCCACCAGCGCCAACCAGAACAGCATCTGGTCAAACTCTTCGTAGAACTCAGGCGCCAATTCCGTAAGGTAAAGGTTCATGAAGTCCTTAACCCGCGACGCCTGCGCCTCCAGCTGCTCGTTTGCTACGCCAACAATCTGCGTCTTAACCGGACCACTGGCCGGCAACAGCTCGCCGCAAGCAACGGCCTGCCAACGCACCACAGCTTCTGCCAAGAGTGGATCGTAAACGCCACACGCGCCCTTGAACGGCGTCGTGCGGTCTTCGATCTTCAGGCCCATCAGCTTGATGCCCTCGGACATCGTGTTTTCCCAGTCGGCGCGTGACTGCTTATCTTCCTCGACGCCGCTCAGCAGCATCTCGCCAACGCCATTCAGAGCCATGTCATCCATGTACAGCGCTAGATTCGAATCGTGGGTAGCTTCTTCTTCAGCATCTTCTGCCGGATCAAAATCAATCTCAACGCCGCCATCATCCATTTCGGTGATCTCAGCGCCATCGACCATCTCAGGGCCGCCTATTTCGATTTCGTATTCTGCGTCGCCCTCAGGCATGTCAACGTCAACACCGCCAATGCCCTCAAACTGAGGACGCAGTGTATCTTCGATAGTCATCGGTTTACGGGCCATTATGCCTCCTATCAATAAAATGAAGCGCGTTCAAGTGGTACGTCATAAACCTCTTCATATGGGTTGTCCGTATTGTGTACCCATCCTGACTGCTTAATCCGTAAAAACGCCATTGTCATCGTGTCAACCCAGTCTCTCGAATCAGCTGCAGGAAACTGTACGCACTGTTCCATAAAGTCACGCGCCCACGGTCTAAGTTCATCATATGACGGCTTCATTGCCGGTAGCCACACTCTACCATTTTCTATCAAGTCCGTCACTAACCGAACACGCGCCATCTTATCACCAAACTTATCCGGATTAAACGGCGTAGCTACAATTCCCGCACGACCTAAATCCTGTATCAGCATCTGGCCATTCGCCTTGGCTTCCACCAGTACCGTATCCGGCTTGCGGTTCTTCGATACCTTAATCGGTACGCGATAGTTATCGTCGCGGTAATCAATCGCCATGCGCTGCACCATGCGTCTCAGTATAGGCCATTCCGCACGGTCGCGCCACACCGACAACAGTATTAAATTCGGTATATCATTATCATCATCAAACACGCCCCACGTCGTGGACGCGCTAAACGCCGATGTCTTGTTCGCCGTCAGCGCCGTATCCCACGCCTGTATCACATACTTCACCTCAGGTGGATCAGCGGATCTCCACCACTTAAACCATGTCTGGTCGATGATACCACCAGCATCCACCACCGGATTCTGCTGATACAGCGACGACCAGATACGGCTCGTCGTGGAAGGCTGGCGGCGGATCTTCTCCAGTTCCTCTTTCGGAAACTGTTCCGGCCACAGCGCATCTCCGGGCTCTCGCCCCAAAATGTCGTTATCCACCGCCAGCGCGGGCAAAATCACCCGCTCCCACTTCTCGCCTTCACCATCCCGTTCGCCCTGATCCAAGCGACCCATATGGTCACCTAAATGCCAGCGCGTTCCTATCAGGATGATGGGCGTGTTCTGGTTCTTACGGCGCGTGAAAAAATCCGCACCGTACCAAGCCCATAATTTATTCCGCTCACTGTCCGACTCAGCCGCCTGAATACCCGAAAGCAAGTCGTCCCCAATCAATATATCCCCGCGCCGGCCCGTCACGTTCGCGCCAACCGCCGTCGCGTGATAACCACCAGCCTGCGTCGTCATCCACTCGCCAGCCGCCGTCTTGTCAGTGCTAATCCCCACGCCCGGAAACAGCCGCCGATGCTCGTCGCCCTTAATGACATTCCGAACCTTCAGACCAAACGAATCCGACAGCTCCTGCTTGTGTGTCGCAAAGATCACGTTCTTCGTAGGATTCTTCGACAGATAATAGGCCGGGAAGTAATGCGACGCGGCAAACGACTTCCCATGCCCCGGTGGCATTGAAATCATCAGCCGCTGGATCTTACCCTCAGCAACCTCATCCAGCTTATCACAGATCAGCTTCAAATGCGGCGGCGGCTTCAACCCACTCACATACTCAATATACTTCGCAAACGACGCCATCGCCTCTTCGCGGGCAACCAGCTCCGCCAGCAAGTCATCGGTCGATAGGTTATCGTTCATTCCGTTTTGCGTCCATTTCAGCGGCTATTTCAGCGTAAATTTCCGCCTGCCTCTGCTCCATCATCTCTTTAGCCATGTAAAGTGCCTCTGAAACTATTAATTCTCCGGCATGAGAGTCCCACTCACGCACACCTATGAGCGCCTGCATTGCCAAGCCAGCATACCAATCACGTAACTCTTTATCCTTACGATTCATTACTTATCTCCTTATAATCCACATCTATAACATTTACCGGCTTCGCCCGGTCAGCAACCATCGCACGCAACGTCGCCAGATCCAAATCCTTCGCCGTCACCGTGTGATTGATATTCACCGTCTGATCCATAAACCCAAGCAACTGCGCCTGCGTCTTCACCGAACTAATTGCACTCGTAAAATTTCCCGCATCCAAAGCCCGCTCGTGGATCGCCTGCAACTCATCCAGAAACAAATCCCGCGTGTACTCCGTCCGCTCTATCGTTAGCCCAGAAGCCTCAGCCTCCTTTACCAGCCGCTGAACCTCTGGACGCGCCAGCTGCCGCTCCGCAACTACCTTGATGT